GGCTGTGCCAAATAACGATCAGCTATTTCTTTAAATGTTAACTTCATATTCGTCTCCGTGAAGAGACCAACAGCACTGGCAGATTACCACGCATTGATCTCTTTAATAAAGGTCTGTTGCAAGGGGCAGGTAGACCAAGCCTGCTACAAGGTGTGAGGAGGGAACACCCAGCCCTTTAGGGGAGTCGTTTAGTGAGTCTCAGCAGACTCAGCAGGCGCGTCTTCTGGCTGATACGGTTCAGGTAGCAGCTTCATCGCTTCTTTCATGTTAAGGTCAGCCCCTTTCTGTGCTGCACTAATCAGTGTGCCCATCATGCCTATCGCGGCATTGACCTGCTGCGCTGCGTTAAGCATCTCTTTGCAGCTATCACTGATATCGTCAATCAGATAAGGGGTGTTATCGATGTTGATCACTTGCACTTGTTCACTCATTTCTTTTTCCTCTTGGCGTCATCACGCACTATCTTGTAATTGCGGGGTGCGCCCACTAACAGTTTCGCTTGCGGCAGCATGAAAGATTTCTCAGACAAGCTGCCAGTTCGACCGCACTCTGGGCACGCTAGGTGGGGTTTGTGGTAAAAGGGTTGTATACCTGTCATCTCGACAAACACTTCTTCCGTTAGCTGTAAATCTTCACCAGCCTTTAGCACATGCTCTTCATGTCCCTTGCGCTTGGTATGCACATTGAGCACGGTTTCATGCCTGCCATCCAAGTCAACCACTGCACGCACCCAAACCCGATGATCAAAAGTACCTTCGAGGTCGTTGGGGTCGAGGCTTTCTCCGCCATAAAAGACGGAGTTAGCTGATCGTGAAATTCTTAATGGCATAGATATGTCCTTAGAAAGGTAGGTCGTCGTCCAAGAAATCATCCGCGTTTGATGCGGCTGCTGGAGCGGACGCTTGAGCATTCGGATTTGGTTTAGGAATCCAGTAGTCAACATTCAGTTGCTGGAGGTTGCCGTCATCACCCATCTGCTCGCAGACTTTAATGTTGTAACGGAAGTCATTGCCGCCATGTACATCAAGTGCAGCTTGTAGATCTGCGACTAACTCACGGCTGACTTTAATAAAGCCGTCGAACTTAGGGACGTGCGCCTTGGTTGCCCAGTCGTATTGCTTAAGGCGGTTCCACTCTTCAATGCGCTTTTCTTTGGGCATTGGGTACAGACGCCCTTTGCCTGCTTTAAGGGATTCAAATGCGGTTGGTGTCTTGTTCATTATTGCTCTCCATGATGGATTTGTACTTGCATTGCGCCTGTTGTTCTTCTGAAAGAATCAAGAGACTCGTCTTTGTTTAACACTTCATCTTCACCGCCGAGAAATTCAAACGCTTTTCTATAATCGATTGGCGGGGTCTTCATAATCACCTTCACGGTGGTCTTGCCATTGCTGACAGAACCTTTGTAACGCTCGGCGATATCTTTTTTCAGGGAGTCTGAGGTCTTACCCAGAACATCCAAGGTTTCTAAGTCGTCACTGATACGTGACTTGATGTCTGCAATTCTGGTTTGCATTGCAGTCAGCCGGTTCAGTTCCTCATCGGTCTTAATGACCTCTGGGGCGTCAACTTCAATTGATTTAACGTGATCCGCACGGGTAACTTCATCCCTGTGCTGCTCCTGAATCCAGTTGTGCCAGCATCGGTACAAATCAAGACGGGAGACAGTTCCCTTTTCAGGCTGCGGTAAATACTTGCGGCTCAGTAGTTCGGTTAGGAAGTCTTCTTTACGGTGGACTCTCTCTAACGTGTACTGGGGTTCCGCCGTTTCATTTTTTGCGAGGTAACAAATAAAATCACACCACTCTGCATCCAGCACCTCCATCTGCATGTAGACCTGCATCAAGTACATGCTGCGCTTGGGTGAGAAGATAGAGTAAGGCGTCTTGGTGTACTGCGGGAACGGGCACTTGATCTCTACGCAACCGTCCAAACCTACAAGTCCGTCTGGAGATGCTGCGATAAAGTCATACTTAGGATGAACAACAAGACCCGTCTCTTCTACAGTGTAGCCTTGCAGATCTTCCAAGAAGATTCGTGCGTGGTCTTCCATCATCTGCCCGTGGGCAACAGCAGGAACCATTTTGAATTCTGACTCAGCACCAGCCAAAGCCCTGACTTCTTGTCTTACCAAGTCAGCAGCTTTCATGTAAGGGTGCTTGCCTTCTAATGCGGCACAGACAGACGCCTTAATCTTACCGGCGCGAGCCGCGTGCCATTCGGGTGATCCTTGAGCAGCTAAACTCATTTGCTAGCCCTCCACCCTTTATCCTTACAGAGCTTTTCCCAGTTACCCGTAGTATCTGTTAAGCCTCTATTGGTTAGACCACGTTTAAACTTGTCGTACAGCTTTGTGGCTTCACTCAGGGTCTTAGCTTCACCAAACTTAAGATGCTCCCAGATCGCAATAACCTTTTGGAGTTCTGCATCTGCATCATTTGTATCTGAGGGTGTACTTTGTTCAGGTTTAGAAACACTTTGATCTTCAATCTCTTTAATTTGAGACGACAGCCACATGGTGTAGCCCAGACCAAACTCACCCATAGCCTTAACACGACACCGCTGTTTAGCAGTATTGATGTCTGTAGCCGAGGGGGAGTCAATTGCTTTGCCTGATCTATGAACAGGGAGGTAGGTGATGTTGGTCTGCCCGCCGATAGTCATTCGGCAGCGTACTTCGGCAGAACCATCATCAAAGTAGTGGCATTCGCGACCCGTGGGGTCTTCAGTGAATTCCCAATGATACTCAGGAAATTTGCCCATCATTATCTCATGGGCTTTCATCCAAGGCAGGTAGGTAAGGACTTGAGTCCCAACGACTTCTGTCTCGGTGCAGAAAGGTGCTACGTCTATATCAGATAAGGTCGCCCAGATGTGAGCGCGTGTCAGCGTATCCATGTAATGTCTCCGTTAGTTCCAGAGACATCATAGCACCGTGTAGATTTATTTCAACACTTCCAGATTATTATTTGTATTTCTAAGTTTCTTGTTAGCACCGGCAATTGTTTTGATTGCTTCGTGGTACTTTTTCTCACAACGCCTAAAGCAGCAACTTACTTCTGGGGAACTTTCTAAAAGCGCCAATAATTCATCGCAGCTTATTCGTTCGCTGTCAGGTACAACTCTATCCATCTAACTCTCCTTGTTAATGTAAACGATTAGTTACAAGTTATCATTTTGTAACGGCAGGCGCATCCGTTTTCTCACTTAGCACTTCCACCATACTTGCCAGCCCTTCGCGCTTTTCAGTGTCTAAATACATCAAGCACATATGAGCAAACTGCTGTGGTGTAAGGGTAAAAGCTGTTTTTTCCTCGAATTGTTTTACGTAAATAATGGCTTCAGTCATAGATGCTGATACCTGTGATTCACCTCGCGACTCCAATGTTATCCATAGGTATAAGTCAATGTGATAAAGGTCGCACAGTTCAACTATACGCTCCCCATCCGATGGCAGGCTGCCCCTTATCCACGCTTGCGCGGATGCAGGACTGCAACCCGTCTCTTTAACTATCGCCGCCCCTCTGCCCCAGTCCGGCACCCCTGCCTTGTCTAGAGCTGTTTTAAATATATCCGCTCGTGTTTCTTTTTTAGTTTTATCGTCCATGTTTTTTTCTCCTCGCAGCCGATCTTCCATATTTTAAATCATTAAACAAGACGAAAGAGTAAATAAATTTGCCAAAACAATACTTGCAGATTATTATCCCTGCTCAAATGAATATTACATGGAGCCGTCTCACGAATGATTTTTCGTCCTGCCAATTTAAAGCAAGACCATTACACCCGTATTCCAAACTTACTCCTCCGAGGCGGGTTCTCCGCCAGTGAATACAGAGCTGACGGGTTAAGCCCAGAATCTCTGGGTGTTCTTGTCTACCTTCTTAGCCATGTCGATGACTGGCAAATAACTAACAACCAACTCTGTACTGTCTTCGGTGTCGGCAATGTGAAGATGACTCGCATTACTGATGAGCTAGAGGAAGCTGAATACATTCGCAGAGAAATTATCCGAAACGAAAGTGGTCATGTTGTCCGATGGGACTGGCTGGTTACTGATGTTAGGGGTCGTTTTCCACTAGATCATCAAAACCCAGATCAAGCTAACCCAGATCAAGTAAACCCAGATCAAGGTAATCAGACCCAAAGAACAAACATTATTACTAACGAACATCAAAAAGAACAAACATGCTGGCGGTCTGAACTCCTTAACACTCCACCAGAAGGTATTTCAAAACAGCCATGGACTAAATGGTGGGAATACAAACTGGTAGATCGTAAAGGCAGAAAGCCTGCCAAGAAGATGATCACCACAATCTCTCAGGACTTCTTAGTATTTAAGAAGCAGGGCTTCGATCTCTCAGGTGTTGTGGACAATGCAATCTCGAGAGGCTGGCAATCTATCGGCAAGCCAGACTGGCAGGGGCTTTCGTGCTACAAAAATGCGACACGAACCAATGATCTGTTGGGGGCTGTCAAATGATGGATATTAAAACGCTAGCGCAGAACCTAGCACCGCACGCTACCAGTATATGCCACGAACTTTACCCTGACGGTCGCGTTGAGAGCGGCTGTTACAAGATCGGATCTATCCAAGGTGAGAAAGGCAGAAGCATGAGCGTCTATCTTAATGGCGATCAGTGTGGCAAGTGGATGGACTTTAGTACTGGTGAGGGAGGTGACCTACTTGACCTGATTATGTACAGCCAAGGACTCACGCTGGTTGATGCAATGGAGTGGGCAAAAAAGCGATACGGCATACGAGACAACACGCCTGCTAAAAAAGTTGCTCCGGCGGAAAAAAAGAACTACACCAAACCACAACCTCCAGCAAAGAATGCCAGCTCCAATCTACATGGATACATGGAGACGAGAGGGTTTAAAGACGTGGGGGAAGTCTGCTTTAGATGGAAGATCTATGAGACTGATACCAAGGGTGGGCAGGACGTAGTGTTCCCTTTCATGGAGCCTGACGGCAAGCAGACATTCCTAAAGACCAAGCCGATCAATCATGACGGCAACCCATCTACCCAGAAAGATCTGAAACCTATCCTGTTTGGGTGGCAAGCAATGCCTGACGATGCAAGGAAGGTCTGGATAACTGAAGGTGAGTGGGATGCGATTGCCTGCGGTGAGCTAGGATTCCCAGCGTTATCAGTTCCGTTCGGTGGTGGTAAAGGTGCAAAGCAAACCAAGTGGATCGCTCATGAGTACGAAAACCTTGCACGCTTTGAAGAGATCCTTATCGCCACAGATATGGATGAACAAGGTGAGCTGGCTGCAGCAGAAATTATGTCGAGGCTCGGTGACCGATGTTACAGAGTTAACCTGCCAACAAAAGATATCAATGAGCTACTCCAGAAAGAAGGCTACGAGCAGGCACGCTGGATGCTGGAGTGCGCCTACCAAGAGGCACGTTGGAAAGACCCAGAAACTTTACGATCTGTACTGGACTTTGAAGCGGACATCGATGACTTCTTCGAGAACAAATTAGATGACACGCAAGGCTTCGGCTCTGGCTGGGCTAAGTTGGATGAAGAGGACATCAAGTTCAGACCCAACGAGCTGTGGGGCGTCTGCGGCATCAATGGTCACGGCAAGTCGATGTGGCTAAACCAGCTCGCATTAAACGCTGTTGAACAAGAACAGAAAGTATTGATTGCGTCGATGGAGATGACGCCTAAAGCAACCATGGGGCGAATGGTTAGGCAGGCTGCTGGATCAGAGCAACCACCCCAGCCATACCGAAAGAA